CGGTAAAGTGTTAATTACCGCCGACGACTCAAACATCCTCACCCTGCGATCGTCGTTCGGGACTCATCGTCTCTACTCAAAGGGCCACAATATCTGGGAAGCAAACATCGGAGAGATTGTCCAGAATATCTCTAACGGGCAATCCGGCGCCGCTACCCCCGGTGGGGGAGGTGGAGGAGGTGGAGCTCCGTCCGATGGCTCCAACGGCGCTAAGGCGCTCGCGTGGGTCCTGGCCCGCCTGGGCAAGTTCGCCTACTGTCAGTGTCCCGGCCGTCAGGATCCTGACCACTCAGGGATCACTGACTGTAGTGGTCTTATGTACGCCGCCTACAAGGCCACCTCAGGCACGTTCGTGGGCACGTGGACGGGTGACCAGTACTTCCGTGGGCAGGCGGTTATTGAGCGCGGTAGCGGGGCTATGACGGCCGCACAGAAGGCGTTGCTGAGGCCGGGGGACATGATTGTCATGGCCTGGAAGTCCACTGGTAGTTACTACCCAACTACCGACCACGTTGAGATGGTTGTGGACCAGAACACTACTGTGGGGCACGGGGGTAACCCGTATTATGGTCCCGTTAAGAAATCTATGGACATTCTAAGCGCAACGCGCTGGTGGACGGTAAGGCGACACTGATGAAGAAAAAGTTTTCCTACTATAGTTTCTCTAAGGTGCTCTCGTATGCGGGCGTCTTTAACATGATCATGGGTGCCCGTGGCCTCGGAAAGACCTACGGCGCTAAGAAGATTGTTATCAAGAACGCGATAAACAAGGGACAGCAGTTCATTTACCTTCGCCGATACAAGACAGAACTCAAGGGACGAAATAGTTTCTTTGCTGACATTCAGCACGAGTTCCCTGATGAGGAATTCCGTGTAGAAGGTCAGTTCGCTCAACGCAAGGTGGGGAAGAAATGGGAGACCATTGGGTACTTCATTCCGCTTTCCACGGCGCAGGCAAACAAGTCAATCGCATACCCGAACGTCTACACAATCATCTTCGATGAGTTCATTATCGACAAGGGCTCACTGCGCTACCTCCCCGATGAGGCAAAGGTCTTCATGGACTTTTATTCTACCGTAGACCGGTATCAGGATAGAGTTCGCTGCCTTATGCTTTCCAACGCGGTAAGCATCATGAATCCCTACTTCATTCGCTTTCACATTGAGCCCAAGGAAGGAATTAGTCGTCACGCAGAGGGGTTCATCGTCACCGACTTTGTCAACAGCGAACAATTCCAATCCGAAGTTGCGCACACCCGATTCGGCTCATTCATCACTAACTACGCTGAGGACTATGCCGACTACTCCATCTCAAACAAATTCGCAGACAACTATGACGACTTTGTCATGAAAAAGACCGGAAAAGCCAAATACGCATTCTCCCTACGCTGCCCCGACGGAGAGGTCTCCATATGGATCGACGGCGGCACATGGTTCGCCCAACGTCGCCAACCACGTGGAGAGCGTGTAAGATGGGCCTATAAGGTCTCTGACCTGCGAGAGGGGGAGAGGTTGCTCATGTATGGGGACAAGGTGCTCAGCATTATGAGAAGCACATATCGAAAAGGGCGCCTTTTCTCCGACTCACCAGAGACCCGTAACATGTTCGCAGAAATATTTGTCCGATGATACACGTAAACCCCACAACAATTGACGTCTCTCTAATACTCGGCGTCATATCCCTAATCACAATCGCAGGGCGATTCGTCTACTGTGCCAGCCGATTCATGGATCACCTTTCCTCCATGCTAAACGCCTGGGACGGAAACGACGGAATGCCCAGTGTCCTAGACCGGCTTGAAGATATTGAAGACAAACTGAAAGACGTGCAATATCACGTCAAGCCGAACCACGGCGGATCAAGCGTAGACGCGCAGAACCGCCAACTCAGAGAAATCATTTCCTACCTCAAGGAGAAAAACAATGGGTGAGCACGAGTCCCCCAAACCCCCCTTCATCCCCGACGCATACCGCATGTGGATTTACACCGTGTGCGTTGGTGTTCTTGTTTGTCTCGGTGTGTGGGGCATTCTTGATGGTGACAAGATTAGTGCCCTGAATTTCCTCTTCGCCGCGTTCTTCGGCGTCGCAGCATCTAACACGCCGCGAGGAAAGGCGTCCTAATGGTCACCCGCGCAGACATCATCGCCGCCGCCAAAGCGGAGATCGGATACTCCCGATGGGCCGACGACGAAGCAGGAACCAAGTACGGCCGCTGGTATGCCCAGGTCACCGGCTCACCCAGTTTCGGAGCCAGTGGTGTGCCCTACTGTGACATGTTCGTCTCCTACATCCTCAGCAAGGTAGGGATCAACTGGGTAAGCGCCTACGTCCCCTCCCGTGAGGCCCAGGCACGAGCTCGTGGCGTCCTCATCGACAAATGGGACGTACGCCCCGGCGACCTAGTCACCTTCGACTTCGACGGTTCCGGAATCGCACAACACATCGGAATCGTGGACCAGCCCCCAAACTCCGCAGGCGTGTTCTATAGCATTGACGGAAACACCACGTGGGGCATCGGTGGGCCACAAGACAACGGAGGCGTGGTCGCACGCCGTGAGCGCAGCATGGATGATGCCCGATATGGCATTCGCGTAATCGACGACAACTCCGCAATTTCCAGTGGCGGCAACATCATCGAGATTCAGCGAATTCTCGGCGCCGTACAGGACAACGTCCTCGGAGTAGACACCGAGAAACGAATGTGCGCAGTAATCAAGGCCAGCAACTGGGGCGGCCGAGAGTTCCCCTGGGGCGTCGCCTACACACAGCAGGTCGTAGGAACCACGCCAGACGGCGTATGGGGCGATGCCAGCGAGGCCGCCCATGACCGCGTCATCGAGTCCCTACAGGGAGCCCTAGGCGTCACCATCGACGGCGTATGGGGCCCCGAAACCTGGGCCGCCTGGGAGCGACTCGCACGCACCGCAGAGCGCCCATAAACAGTTATCCCCCGGAAGGAACCAACCACTTCCGGGGGATAACTATATTCACCTAACCGCTTCCGTATCCACTCCTAGAGACTCAAGAAAATCAAGATAAGTCTCACGACACCGCTCACCACCAGCATGACCATAGCGCTTAATCGTATTCATTCCAGTCATCTTATTCAAGAACACCACTCGGTTATCGGGCCAGCCATACAAGTCTAGACGAAAATCGAGACCGTCAATCAGAATTCGATCACAGTGGACACTAATGTTGTATCCAGGCAGTTGATCCGCAAGATTAAGTTTCGTAGCAAATTCCCGCATATAATACATTAAATAACTCCCATGCTTTCCAGTCCGAGAAGAAGTAGTGACAGATTTCGTTCGTCTAGTCTCTCATAATAGTTAATTGTTCCACTAGATGTTTCATGTGGATTCCAGATTTCCATGCAATAGGGACTAATCAACCGAAATGCTGTGTTCCCGCAATAAAGAATGTTTGCACCACCAGGGGTGTAGCATTCATTCATTCCATGTGAACGTAAAAGACGTTTAACCTTAATTGTTGTAGTATCAGTCGTCTTCGTCATTGCTATCACACTTCAACGACTTAACCCAAGCCGCCGCCCGTTCGGGGGTGTCATTAAGACATGTGTGCCTGATGTACCAATTCCCATACCCATTGCGAGTAAATGTGATTCCCTTAGTCATATTCCAATCCTGTCTTAGTGTTAAGAATAGTGTGAATGTCTACGATTCGATACTTATCGCCCTTCCAATAATGTAAGCGCTTAGTGTCAGGATAATAACGAACATTCCAACCCTTAATTAAACGGTCCGTAATGAAATTACTCATCTTCCAATTAGTGAGGGCAACAAAATCGTCACCTTCGCCATGGTGACTCCGCTTCATCTAATTAGTTCCTTAAAATAGATGTTCAATCTGAACTCAACCAATTTCTCTAGCAAATAAGCGTATTCGTCTTTGGTGATTTCCCTATCCTCCTGGCCCTCACCAACAAGCAAATAACTCACAGCCGATCACCAAACCAAGCCAACAACTCCCACTGAGAACCAAACGAATACGTGTGAGCACCCGACCACACCTCCCATTTGCGAGGCCCAATCCTACGAACCGTGTAGGTGTCACACCCGCAAGAAACAAGCCCCCTCAAAGGATCCGAGCCGGTAACCATGATGAGGAAACCAATGGCCTCATATGTGGTGTAAGCGCCCTTGCCGACCAAATCTGCCTCAGTGCAGTAAGTAGTCATTGTTCGATCTCCTTCCGTTCAGTGTTGTTCTGTTCGTGTATTAATAATGCACCATAGTTTCTATGTTGTCAACTCAACTTTGTGTGAACTAGATTACTGCGATAATTAATTGATTATCTAGTTAATAACATACTAATAAGAAAGGCCACCATATCTTGGTGGCCAATCTTATTAGTAGTAGGACTTGATGTATTCGATAACCTCAGTGAAACTACCGAACACCACTCGCTTATTAGCCCCCGAAACCCGGTAACCCTCAGCGGTCATCTTAACAATGAACTTCCACTTATTAGTGATGACCTTAAGACTGCGGTCCGACTCAATGTAGTGCATACCAGCCAGCGCCTTGCGAGTGTTCCTATCGCCGTGCCAAGTCTTCTTGATGACCTTTGTGATTGTAACGTTCTCGGGCTCGGAGATGGTAATCATTGTTCGGTTCCTTTCTGTTCCGTCCTTATGTAATAAGAATAGAACAACCAACTATCGTTGTCAAGTTATCTGCACGTGAACTAGACCACACAAACAA